CATCTTTAAAATCATCCCACGTTTTTGGTCTTACTTTACCATCGTAAGGTCTATACTTAACACCTTTAGATAATTTATTATAACCAATCACATCTTTTATTTTTTCAATAAAAATATCAACAACACCATGAACAATATTATACTTAATTATAATCTCAAATTCTTCATCATATTTTTTCATTCGTTCTTCAAAAGTATCTAACCTTGCAATATCATATTGAGGATTTGCGGTATCAACAGAAACTTTAAAATCAAAAGCATATTTTTTATCTTCACGTATAATAATAATTTCGGGATAAACACTTTTTTTCTTAGCCTTTATAAATGTAAACTCAATTTTACCATTTAAATATTCTAAAAATAACTCACATCCTTGATGTTCATATTCTTTCCAAACCGTAATGTATTCATTATTATCTTGACCATTAAATAATAGTCCGTTACGTATAAACTCAATAATACTTTCTTTGTTTTCTTCTACATATTTAACCATTTGTTTTTTTATTGGGAAACATAACTTATATTTTCTTCTTTTCTGATTCTTACCACATTATCAGCCCAATTTGTTACTAATGGATTGTGTGTGATAACAAATATTTTCTCAAAATATTCTTTAATCTTACTAAAGAACTCCGATACCATCTCCAAGTTGTCGTTGGACATCTTTCCAAATACCTCATCAAAAACAACAACATTAGCCCTTGGTAATGAACAAATTTTACTTAAAACCGCTCTTAACGCTAGTGAAGCTATTGACCTTTCATATCCTGAACCTGAAGCCATTGGTTTCTCAACTTGAGTATTGTTATCAATCATAAGGAAGTCAACTTCATTCTTATCATTAATCTTAACTTCCAATCTGAAATGGCAACTATCCTCTAACAATCTTTGAAGTTCACTATTAATAAGTGGCATCATCGTCTTCATAATAAGTTTGGTCACACCATTCTTACCGAAGATTTCCAAATAGATTTTATAAATTCTTTCTCTTTCGGCCTCTTCTGCGATTTTTCTAATTGTTTCTAAATTAGCATTTATCTTGGTTGTAAGAGTTGTAATTTGAAATGTATTATTTGTAATACTATTCTCAATGGTTTTCTTCTCTCCCTCAAGTTCATCAATTCTAATTCCCGCTTTGATAATCAACCCGTCAATTTTATTGTTTTCATTAATCTTATCCTGAACTTCCGAATATCTATCCAACTTGGTTTTTAACGCATCAATCTTTAATTGGAATGATTCAACACTCAATTCATATTTCTCTCTGATAAGTTTGTTTTTCTCATACTCATCAAATTCTTTTTTAAGATTAACAAAACCTTGTTCTTTGATGGTTAAATCCTGCATTAACCCCTCTAATAGACCTTTATGTGTGATAAAACCAGCAAGTTCCCCAATTTTAGCATTGGTAATCGCAGCGTTCATAAGTTCAATACCACAATGTTCACATTTGATTCCACCTTCAACAGAACTTTTAAGTTCTTCAATGTTTTTAATCTTGGCATTGTTTTCCGCCTGTTCTTTTAACATATCCTGAATGTTCTTCTTAACATGGTCATGTTGGTCTTCGTGATAAAACTCTGATGGTTTAACAACTTTAACATTATCTCTATCCGAAATTGATTTAGCTTTTTGTAAACCTAACCCATTAATCTCTTCTTGAACTTTATCCGGAGATACCATTAAAAGTTCATTATCAATATTGTGTTTTGATTTTAACAACCCATCACGATATTCCTGACCCTTAACAATTCTACCTTTAACATCATCCAATTGTGTTTCCAACGCAAGATTAGTCTCTGTTAGAGTATTAATTGTGTCTTGGTTAGTTTGGTTATCTGTCTTAAGTTGTTCCGAGTTATAAATGTTTGATAACATTCCTTTTGAGAAGTCACTATAAATTTCTTTAGCCGCTTCTTCCTTACGTTTAAGAAAATCCAACCCCATAAACCTTGAAAGAACTTGACCCCTTGCCGTAGGTTTAGCATCAATTAGTTCCTCCAAGTTGGTGGCAGTCGTTAGGATGGTCATTAAGAAATCCTCTTTAGTCCCGATAGATGTTTTGATAAACGCCTCAGTCTCTCTTCGTTGTTCTCCGGTGAAGTTCTGTAAACTACCATCAGACAATCTTTTATAGAAGTCCAATTCAGTTTTAACATTCCATTCGTTTTTCTTTGATAACTTTCTCTCAATATTTCTCAATATAATATACTCCTCACCATCGATTGTAATTTCACCTTTAACCGCAACTTTGTTTCTCTCAGTGAATCTGTTGAATATCTCTTCAGCTTTAGATGTCTTGGTTGTCTCATTAAAGAATAAGAACATAAGTAAATCCACGGTCAGAACCGTCTTACCCCCAAAGTTAGGCGGGTTTGACTCCACAACCGTAATTCCATCACACTTTTCAAAATCTATCTTCTGATTCTCACCATAGGATAAAAAGTTTGAGAACTCAATGTTTTTAATGTACCATCTCTTAAACGGAGTGGCATCGGTTTGGTCTTGTAATAATTTGTTATCTACAATACTATTAAGTTGGTAGATATCATCGTAGTGTTCCATATTCCCTTTTGACTCCAAGAATGAACGAACCAACTCTAATTGATAATTCTCATCCAAGATGTTAAAGGATATGTCTACGGTATGTGTGGTGTCTTGGGCAACCTTTGTTTTTGTAATTACATTAACATTGGTTGTTTCATACTTCTTTTGAAAGTAATGACGAACACTCTTAATTTTTTCTTGTGTAAAATTCTCGGCATAATCCTCCCATACAACCTGTAAGTAAGGATTATCCAAGTTTACAATATTTATATCTTCCATTATTGTATAATTAAATTCTATTGGGGGATTAAATAAATCCATTTGTTTTAATTCAGTTCTTCTACTTCTTCTTGAATGACATCACCACCATCTCTTCTGTCTTGAGCTTCCAATACAGTATCTAAATTCCAACCATCATATGCTGTTAGTTTTTCACAACCTCTATCCATCCAATAGTATTCTGACATCCATTCATCCCATTTAGAATCAACTAATTTAATAAAGTTCTCATCATTACCTCTATCTTTATATCTTTGGATAAACTCTTCTTTTCTCCTGTCATCCGGATAAACCAAGTAAAAGTATAGACAGTTGTCTAACAAAGCATCTCTCACTTCTTTATGTGAAGAAACAAAGATGTATTTGTATTTACCAATATTCTCTTTGATATGGGTAATATAGTTCTGTGGAAACTCAGGGTTTCTTACTTTTTCACCATTCTCATTAACAACCCAACTAAATTTACTTGAATCGGAATCCAAAGTGGTACTAGGATTATTTTTATGGTAAGTTGTTTTTCCTACACCGGGAAACGCGGATACTATCTTAGTTCTCATCTTCAACTTCAGGAGTTACAACCTCAGCGTCATTTACATTAATTTCACTTGATTCCCCAAGAACTTCAGCATTTAATTCCATTGTTTCACCATTCTCATTTTTGTATTGAGCCTTCAACTCTTCCATTTGTTTCTCAAACATTTCATTAAACTCTTTTTGAGCTTTTTTTCTTAACCCTTTAATAGTGTTGTTTCTGTGTGTAACTCTTGTTTTGTGTGCCTTTGCACCACCACGTAATTTTGACTTTGGCATAATTGTATTTATTTAATTGTTATTTATTTCGTTATTCATTTGTTCTCGGATTTCTTCTAAAGTTATTCCAGGTTCATTATTAATTTTTTCCTTAATTTCATTAGTTAGCTTATCAAGAATATCTTTACCTAAATTTCTATCTCTATCTGATGTTGTATAATTACCGAGTTCAGAATCTTCATCATCATTTCTATAAAATTCCAACCAATCCGGTCTTTCTTTAATATTAATACTTTCAACTTTTTCAATTAGTTTCTGAACTTCCGGTTTAGACCCTTTTAACATTTTAGACATCTGAACTTTTCTTTCAATATTTCTATATCTAGTATAAAAATTCTGAGTGTTTGCCCCGTGAAAATTAATATCTATTTTATTATCTTCCAAGTAATAGATGATATTAACAACTTCATCACTATCATCAGTAATAGACATATTATCAAGTAATTGGAAAAAATCGTCACACTTGATTATTTTTCTTGTTTCTGTTTTGTCTTGTAGATACTTAATTATAAAATTACCTAATTTATTTTCCATATTATTTAGTTGGTCTATTTTCTTCAAACCATTCAACTATTGCGTTTATCGCCCATACAGCACCTGATGATAAAATTCCATCAAAGAACCAACTTATCCAAATAGGTGTTCCAAACAATGTAAGTGTAGGTGAAAAAATTGTTAAAGACAAAATAAATCCACCCCAAGTTGAAAAACACATTGGACAAGTCAATATTCCTGAAATGAAATGTGCAATACCATTAAATGGTAATAATTTATTATCTCCCCAAACTTGGAAGAAATTTCTGAGTCCTTGAAATATTGACCCGAATACCATAATGTTCATAAGCCCGTAGCTTAATATAACCCATACTAAAATTTCCATATTATTCTCCTATATAATGTTCGCTTATTTCACCACCTTCTTCAACTTCACTTATGAATTTTTGGATAGAACGAAATTCTTTTATTTTTTCAATTTGGTCTTCTTCCGTTGAGGTAGTAGTAAAACGTAGTCTGGCACTACCATCACCATCGACCGTTACCGGAATAGTCCTATTAGAACCTATTGACCCTAAAATTTGTATCTTCGTTAGTAATTCAAGTAATTCTTGTATTTCTTCCTTACCACCACTAACTCTTATATCTAAATAATAATTTTCCATATTACATCATTTCATTTAAATTAGAACCTTTAAGGTATACAGCACCTTGACTTAATTTATTGGATTCTAATAGTTTATTTTTTTCTTCAAGTTCTTCAATTCTTGAG